TCACCTTGTGGTGGAGGAAAGACCAAGACAGCAACACGCAAACGCCTTTGGAAATGTACATTTTGGACAGCACATTGATTGCTGTCACGATTACGCCTGCGCGATATCCTAGTTACCGACTGTCAACGCCCAGCTACGGATTCAGCAAAGATGAACCGCTGGCAATGCATCAGGTGATGCACGTTAAAGATCAGGCGTGGCAAGGTTCGGCAGGTTTCAACAAAGGCATCCTGGCTGCTGAGTTGGTCGGACTGGATCAAGATATTGATCTTTATGCCAATTACGTCATGCTGAACGGCGCAAAGCCTAGCGGGTTATTTATCACTGAGCAGGTGATCCCCGACAGCAAATATAAAGAAATTGCATCACGCTTGAAAGAAGCATGGTCTAGCATGGTCGGAAGCCAAAAGACCGACAAGAGCAAACCCGGACAAGGAATGCTGCTCGATCAGGGCATGAAATACGAAGCCCTTAAGCCCTTGACGCTGCAAGATACCGATTTGGCAAACCTAAAGCTGCAAACCATGAAGCGGATTTGCGCTGTGTATGGTGTTCCGCCAAGCATGGTTGGCGTGGGGGACAGCAAATACAACAACACGCAAACGATGCTGGACGAGTTCTATAAATCGACGATGTATCCGGTTTTAGTGAACGTCCAACAGAAATTAAAGCAGCAGCTTTTCAACGGCTACCCAAATTTGTATGTGGAATTCGACACCAAAAATTTCCTGAAGGGTGCGCCGCTGGATCAAATGAATTTTGCTCAATCTGGCGTGTCCAATGGCATCATGACAACAAATGAAGCACGGGAATATTTGGGCATGAGTAAAATTGACAACGCCGACCAATTGAAAAGTGACGCAAAACCAGCGGAACCAATTCCTGGCAGCAGCCCGCAAGACACCGGGGGCGGGGGCGGCAATCAGACCCGGAAAATGAACATTGGCAAATAAAATTGTCCATTATTTTCCGAATAGTGGTAGCATCTCTGGCAACATATAAGCCACATGCTGACCCGCCACCTAAACGCGGGAGGCCACCTAAAATAATATACGACATTGATCGATCAAACGTCGTTGAGGTAATACATGACCAAGCAAATGCTGATCCTGTGCGAAGCCAAACTAGCAACCGAGGCCGCACAAAGCGGAAAAGCACCGACCGGAAAGATTGAGGCCCGAGTTACCACCTGGGGCCCGCGTGAAGGCGCAGATGGTCGGCGTTTTTTCTATAAGCCCGAAGGCTTCATGGATTGGGCGAAAGAATTTACATCGTCGGGCAGGCCGCTGCCCATGTTTGTCAACCATTCCGCAGATCAAATTCCGGTTGGCGAATGGACAGAATTTGCGTTTGACGATGAGGGCATGACAGCTACCGGACGGCTGTACATGAACACCACACAGGGCGCAGACCTATATAACGTCATGAGCGAAAGCCCCGCAATGTTTGGCGGCGTTTCGGTTGGCGCATACGCTGAAGAATTTCAGTGGGTCAAAGAAGATGGCGAAGTGTTTCCCGCTGGATCGGGCGATTATTGGGATGAGGGTTATTTTCAAATCACCAAAGGCGGGCTGCGCGAAGTGTCCGTGGTGATGTACCCCAACAATCCAGCAGCCGAAGTGCAAAAGCTGGAATACTTTACAGCCGAGGGGCGAGTAAACCCTCGCACGATGGAAAAGGCTCTGCGTGAGGCAGGGCTTTGCCGAAAGGATGCGACCACCGCATCTTTGTTGTTCGACAAAATTTTGTTGGCGCGTGAGGCCCAGCAAAAGCCTGTCGAAAAACCCCAAATCGTGAGTGAGTCCGATGCGGTGGCCGAAGAAGCAGCAATTCTTGAAGCACTTCAGCAACGCGAATTGATGCAAGCCCTTAATGCACGTTTGAAAGGTTAATCATGTCTGACAAAATCATTGAAAAGCTGGACGCTATCGCAGCATCCAACGAAGCCAAAATTAGCGAAATCACGGCGGCTGCTGAAGCCAAAGTAGATGCCGCAAAAGCGGAACTGACCGAAAAAGTCGCAGCCCTGGAAGCCAAAATTTCCACCCTGCAAGCGCCTGCTTACATTGAGCGCACAAGCCCCAGTGTTCGCAAAGAAGTGAACAAATCGGTTCGTGAGCAACTGAAACAAGTTATTGGCGGCAAATCGCAGTTTGAAAAAGAACTGAAGATTTTTGCCAACGAAGCTGAGATGCAAGCCTATTTGAGCGAGGCATCGGCCCTGACCGGCGGCGGTAATAATCAGGGTGGACGCACCGCGTATGACCCCGTGTTTCGTGCGCTGCGTCTTGCCAACCCGCTGCGCGGCATGTCCCGCACCGTGGCAACTGATGGTTCAAGCTATCAATTCCGCGTCAAGACCGGCAACGCTGGCGCACAGTGGGGCTACGCCATTCAAAACAACGGCGCGGCAACAACCGAGGACACCAGCATTTGGCAAATCGTGCTGAAGGATATCAACGTCCAATTCCCGATCCGCACTGCGGCTCTGGATGACATTGATGGCCTTGAGGCAAACGTTGTCGATGACATGCTGGCCGAATTCGCACAGTCTGAGGCGATTTCGATGATCGCCAATAATGACCAAAGCGGCACTGGCACATCGGTTGCAACCGGTGGCGCTGATGGCCTGCGCGGTCTGGATCAGTACCCTGGCGCAAATGCTACTTACGCGGGCGGCACGTTCAGCGTTTCGGCATTCGGCACTAGCGGCACCGGTTCGACGACCGGTCTGCATAACGTGGCAACTTATGACCAGATTACCACCAACGGCAATACCGTCGGCGCAAATAACATCACATATAACGATGTTATCAATCTGATCTATGCACTGCCGCAGCAGTATTGGACAGAAAACGCCAAGTTCCTGATTAGCCCGATTTTGCTGAACGGCATTCGGAATTTGAAGGACAACAACGGCGCACCGATCTTTAACCGTAACGAAGGTCTGTCGGTTGAGGGTATTGTTGGTCAGTTGCTGGGCTTTGACGTTGTGGTCAACAAGTATTTGGACACGCCATCGCAAACCGCAACGGGGTCGGCTGGCACAACTAGCCTGTATCCGATGTACTTTGCGGATTGGAGCCGGTTCCATACCATTATTGACCGTCTGAACATGGTTATGCGGAGATATGACCAGACGCTCCCAGGATTTATTACATTCTTTGGGGAAAAGCGTTTGGCAACATCTGTGCGCGACCCGTTTGCTGGTGTGCGTTATCGCTCGACCGGCACCGCGACCTAATTGCAGGAAGCCATTGGCGGGGGATTCGTCCCCTGCCTTTTTTCCAAACAATAAACGGACAAATCATGACCATCACCGAAAAAATCCTCAACGGTATTAAGCAGGCAATCACCGAAGGCGGTGAGGCAAAAATTGATTTGCAAGAAGCGTCGGCAATTACCGGCTCGGGTTCGGGTGTTGGCGGTAATGTTGTTTTTGATGATGCTTTCGCAGCATTGCGATATGCAAACCCTTTTCGTTTGGCTGCGCGACAGATTCCTGCCATTGGCTCGGATATGCAATTTGTTGCCAAAACAGGTAACGCAGCAAACAGCACGAATCCTTGGGGCTACACGTTTACGCCTAATAGCGGTTCACCCAACGTAAACACCAGCATTTGGCAATTGCCTGTGCGCGTGTTGGTGGCTCAATTGCCGATCCGCACAGCAGTGCTGTCGGACGTTAATAACCTTGAGCCAACGATTGCCGAAGATTTGATGCTAGAGTTTTCGGCTCTTGAGGCCACTTCAATGGCAATCAATAACGATCAAGCTGGAAGCACTACAACAAGCACGGGTGGCACAAATGGCCTGCGGGGCTTGGATATGTACGCCAGCGGCGCGGCAAGCGCATTTGGAACCAGCGGCACTGCAATTACAAACGGCATCCACACGCTTGCAACGGTGTCGCTTGGCGGGTCGGCTGTGACCTACAACAAGGTTGTGGACATGGTAAACGCGCTGCCTCCGCAATATTGGATGCTGCCGGGGACAATGTGGCACATGACCCCGACGATGATTCAAACGCTGCGCCAACTAAAAGACAACCAAGGTTTGCCGCTGTTTCTTGAGATTGGCGAAAAAGATGGTTGCGCTTTGGGGCATGTGTTTGGGTTCCCGGTCATTGCCAATCCTTACCTGACAGCCACTTTCCCGATGTATTTGGCTAACTGGCCGCGATTCCTGACCATTGGTGACACTGAGCAGATGACCATTAAGGCATTTGAGCAAACACAGCCTGGGTTTATTACGATGTTTGCCGAAAAGCGCATGGTGTCATCTGTGCGCGATCCGTTTGCCGGTGTTCGTATGTCTGCCGCCTAACAGGGGCCAACATGCCAAATGAACAAGTCGGGTATCTAAATTACGGTGCGCCGACACGCAATCCGTTCAATTACGAAAAGGTTGAGCAAATCGGGCGCGACATTGCGACCCAATGGCTTGACACGGAAAGCATCGCGCAGCAGTTAAATCTGTTTGAGGATCAATCGCAAGACGGCTACCTTGAGTCGCTGGAATTGGCGGTGCGGCAGGCCATCGAGGATTTTCTTGGCATGTCGATTTTCCCGACGCAATATCGCGTCTGGTATAACGCATCGTCGCTTTACGGTACGCCATTGACGTTAGACTTGCCTGAAGTCTCGCAGAATCAAAGCCCGTCGCTGTCAGGCGTACAAATCAACGCAGTGAAGTATTGGACGCAGGCCACCCCGCCTGTGCTGGTTACCGTTGCTTCTAACCAGTACTACTACGACAACAGTGGCAACAAAGTTGTGCTGCAAAGCCTGCCCAGCAATCTAAATTCCGCAATGACAAGCCCAGTTTATTGCGAATACACCACAGCGGCAAACCCGTTGGCGCAATATCCGGTAATCAAACAAGCTGGCCTGTTGTTGTTTGTGCATCTGTACAACAATCGCAGCAACACCACAGAAATTGCAATGAAAGAAATTCCGTATGGTGTTTCAACTTTGCTGCGCCCATATAAACCGCTGGTGATGTAATGTCGATTCGTCGATATGAAAATATCTCGATCAATAACTTGACTTTTTCGCAGTCAAGTTTTGGTCAACAAACCACAGCCCAAACGTTGTGGTTTAACACGCGGGCCGAAGTTTCTGAGGTTGCAAACAGTTTAAAGATCAGCGAAAAATACAGGGTGTATCAAGACTTGGTAAATCTCACCATCAGATACACCCCAAACGCAAAAGAAATTGTCGATAACCAAAACCTTTATTCGGTTACATGGCGCAACCATACTTGGCGCATCACTGATGCCCGTGAGTCGAATGATCGAATGAGTGTTAAATTGCTTTGCTACCGGACAGACCCTGTAACGGCGGTATAAATGGCTCAAACAAACCCGTTCGCGCTAGGACAAGCGATCCAATATCAATTGGCATCCATTGTCACGCCTGTGCCGGTTTACGCAGCCTTTAACCGCAATTTTGCTACGCAGTCCCAGTTCATTGTTTGGATGTTGCGGAACGTGCATCAGCCGGTCTACACGGGCCAATTGCAAAATAACAAAGGTATCGACACGCCAGTTTTCCAAATTTCGGTGTACACGCAAAACATCGAAAATGGGTTTACGATTTCAAATCAGATTTTGCAAGCCTTGCATGGTTACAGTGGCATGTTTGGTAACCCAGCAACAAATGGGTTTTTCTTGGCAAAAGCTGATGTGACATGGCTTTACAACACATACGACAATGACGAAAATCTAGCCCATGTGGTGATGGATTGCATGTTGTATATCCCAAACTGACAAGATACTAATATCTTCAACCCTGTTTAAAGGAAAGCAAAATGGCTCTTATCAATAAAGTGATGCCCGGTTATGTGGCAACCCTGTGGATGCAAGACGAGGTGTCGCCCGTTGCCTTGACAGATGCACAACTGTCTACTTGGACGGCGCAAGTCGCAAACATAATTGGCTCATCTGCTGGAGGTACTGGCACAAGCACCACCTGCCTGTTGATTCCCGTTGAGAACATTCCCCCATTCGGTGCCGATGATGCAATGGCTGCTTACGCGGTTGCTGGTGCCCGGACAGGCGCGAAGATCACGACACAGAATCAGGTCACAAGCATGACCATCACCGCAGCCTGGAACAGCGCAGACCCTGCCCTGTTGCTGATTCGCGGTGACGGCTACAGCGGGTCGGTTATCCGCACCTATGTGGTCGCTGTGTATGACGGCACCAACACCGTGGCTTACGCCTTTAACGCTCGCGTGGGCGGCATGACCTGGGATTTGAACACCGCAGCGGAAAGCAAGTTCAACTTTACTTTGCACCCTGTTGGCGGCAACAGTTACGGCTGGTCAACCAACACCTAATGGTGGGATGCCTTGCCCTACGGGGCGGGGCATTACAAGACATGATCCAACACGATATAAAGACCAGCGATGACCTGCTGGCATTCTTGGCTGCTCAGGCCGAGAAAGACGGCAAGCAATGGTTCGGTTATTTGCAACAGCGCATGACCGGCGTTAGCCTTTGCCATCAAATTGCGGCGCGTCATGCCGACACAATGACCCCTGCCGAAGTTGTCAATTACGTCAAAGAATTGAACAACGAAATTTTTCACCGCATCATCAAGCCGGGGGTTTAAATGGGCGGCGTTGTCATCAAGCTGGAAGGCATTGGCGATGTTGACAAAGCACTGAGGCAATTAGAGGCTGATTTTGGGCAGAAGGAAAGCGCAAAACGGGTGCTTGTGCCAGCGGTGCGCGAGGCGTTAAAGCCGGTGCTATCGGCAGCAATACAGAATGCTCCCAAGGACACAATGGGGCTTGCATTGTCGTTGCAAATTGAGGCAAGAAGGCCAACGGCAAAAGATCGGCGCAGCAAATACATTACCCAAACCGATACGGTTATCGGAGCCGTAACCACAGCGTCAGGTAAAAAACTGGCGCGAATGAGCGAAGGCAAGGGGCTTATTGCGGCAAGGAAACGATTAAAGAAAATGGGATTTGATAATGCAGAATCTTTTGCAGGAATTAAATCTGATGCACGGGCAATCGCTCAAGAGTTCGGAACCGCAAAACATGGCGCACAGCCTTATTTAAGGCCAGCATTGGAGGCAAATGCACAAAGCACAGTGACACGATTGGCAGACATTTTAAAACGGCGTATTGCCGAATTCCGAGCTAAACAATCAGGATAAGACATGACAAAACTTTCAAATCTTCTTGGCGAAAAATACCAAGCCAAACGCGCAAATATTTTTATCCGTTCCTTTGAACTGGGCGGGCACACATTCAAAGTTCGCATTCCGTTTGTTGCGGAATCGGACGCGATCTATAAAAAAATCAGCGATCCCGACGAACAACACATCGAGCGCATCTACAAACAATTGTCGGAGCCTTTGCTTGTGCTAAAAGATCAAGCAACAGCAGATTCGGAAATTCAGTATCAAGAAAACGATATTGTGGTTAAAGGCCGATCCATGAGGGAAGCGGCAAAAAATAAAGCGATCACGGAAAATCGAGTTGTGGAATATATCAAGCTGTTGGTTCCTGAACAGCCTGACATAAAACTTGATGATTTGACATACGAAGAAGTGGAATCAGAATGGCCGTGGACTGTGCAAGTTGCTTTGATTGAAAAGATCACCGAGGCAATCAGCCCAAGTTACAAGGAAACGCGGGGAAACTGATTAGCTCATTGAGGACGCAGGTTGAATGCGCGATGATCTTCAATGGGCACACACACGACAGCCTAGCGCAGTTGGACGAAATGACGATGGCCCAAATCCAAGTAATGTATTCGGATGGGGTGCTGGGCAATCAAGGGGTGATAACAGTTTTAGGGCAATTAACGGCGGGTGTGTTTAATTACATGCGTGCGCCAAACACACCGGATTTTAAGCTAGCCAAGATTTTGTCATCCGCTTATGATTACATTGTGCCGCCACTGACTCCAGAGCAGCAAAAAGAAGCCACCAATAACGCTTTGAAAACGTACATGACGGCTGCGCCCGGATTTCGGCAAGACAGGTTTAAAACATGACAAACTTTATTGGTCGATTGGGCGTTACGCTGGGGCTTGACAGCGCGGAATTTACACGCGGTATTGAAGGTGCAAAACGCGGGCTGCAATCAATTGGGCAGTTTGCCCAGCAATATGGAGCAATTGCAGCGACTACATTTGCAGGGGCAAGTCTCGCGGCGGCAAGATACGCTGATGAAATTGTAGATGTTGCAAAAGCAAATGACGTAGCGGTTTCGTCAATTATTCAATTGCGCGATGCGCTGTCTAAAAGCGGCGGCGAGGCAGGTAACGCATCAAAGTTTCTGTCCAGTTTTACCCAGTACATTGACAAAGCTGCGGAAGGTTCTTTTGAGGCGCAAAAAACGCTAAAGGGCTTGGGCGTTTCCCTGCAAGACCTAAAGACACTTAGCATTGATGAGTTGTTCAGGAAAACAGCAATCGGCCTTGCTGGAATGGATGACGCGCTGACCCGCAGCGCAAAAGGCATGGAGGTTTTTGGTAAATCCTTTAAAGGAGTTGATGCCCAAGGATTTGGCGAAGAAATTAACAAATTAACAACAATTACGAAACAGCATGAAGACGGAATAAAAGCGGCGGCAGATGCTTATGACAATCTTGCGGAAATGAGCCGCAGGGCATCAGAAAAGATGGCGTCAACTGTTGGCCCAACAATGAAGTTTTTGACTGATGAAATAAAAAAACTTTTTTTAGAAGGTAAAAAATTTGAAGATTCCGATTTGTGGAAAATGATTTTTCCGCAAATTAGATATGGCGCTGGAAATAAACAAACACCTAAACCCGAAAGCAATGAACCAACACCGGCTGATGTGGCTGGCGTTGCAAATGCTGGAGCGCCGGTTATACAAAGACGGCCAGTTAAGGCTGGAGTTGATAAAGAAGCAGAAGAAGCTGCCAAAAAAGAATTGGCAATAAGATTACGAGTAATGCAGTTAAGGGAGCAAGACCGAGAGCGCATAAACAAAGAAAATCAAGAGCTATTTGATTATCAAAGAAAAAACCGCGAAGCAGAAGAAGAAGCAGAAAACAAAAGGCAGCAACGAATCGTAGATGCTCAATTTGATCGACAGAATCAAAGGGAAGAAGATGCGCGGGCATTTGCCCAGCAAGACGATCAAAGACAGCAAGCGCAATTGTTTTATGCTCGACAAGCAAGAGCAGATGAGGAAACTGCAAAACGTCAATTAACTATTTTTGATTTGCAAAAACAAGCACTGTTAATGAAAGACAGGGATGTAAAACTTGCCGAAGAAGTTCTGCAATTGCAATTTAAATATGCTGATAAAGTAAAAGAGATAAACGAAAATCAAGCATTGACAGACAAACAAAAAAAAGATGCATTGTGGCGGCAAAAACAAGTTACGGAAGCTGAATTTGCTGTCGCAAGGGAGC